TTAATACTTTTGGTTTTACTCCAAAAATATTAATTGCTCCTGTTTACATTGAATTGGTAGCTGTAGCGACTGAATTTATCGCATTGGCTGAAAAATATCGTGCTATCGCATTGATTGACGCCCCGTTAGGCACTACCGTGTCCCAAGGAATAGCAGGACGTGGTCCCGCATCTACCATAAACTTCAAAACTGATAGTTACAGAGGGCATTTACTACAACCCCATTTGAAGGTTTATGATGCTGATTCGGATTCCAACATAAATGTTCCATATTCTCAGTTCATGGCAGGAATCTATTCATACAATGATTTGAATTTTGGTTACTGGAATTCACCATCAAATCACGCTATTCAGGGAATTGTAGGAACTGAGTACATAGTTACCGCTTCGGTTAATGATGCCTCAACAGAAGCTAATTTGTTGAATGAAAAAGGTATAACAACTACTTTCACAGGATACGGAACAGGAACAAGAACTTGGGGCAATCGTTCGGCTGCATTTCCAACGAATACAGACCCGAAAAATTTTATTCCAATTCGTAGAATTGCGGATATTGTTCACGAATCTTTAGAGCAAGCTATGCTTCCATTTATTGACCGCCCGATTAATCAGGCTACTATCGATGCAATAAGAGATACGGCAAATGGTTTTTTCAGAACCTTAATTGGTCGTGGTGCTGTTTTATCAGGTTCAAAATGTGTTTACAATCCTGCTGATAACCCTGCTGAAGAATTAGCTGCCGGACACGTAACTTTTGATCTTGTATTTATGGGACCAACACCAGCCGAAAGAATCACATTCAAATCATATTTGGATATTAACTTATTAACTCAAATAGTCTAAGCCATGCCACAGATACAAGTAAATAGATTGACAAACGCCAACGTGTACGTTGACGGTATTTCACAGCTTGGAAAAGCGGAGGAGGTAAATTTACCAGATATTACATTTATGCTTTCGGAGCATAAGGCACTTGGTATGATTGGTAAGTTTGAGTTGTTTTCAGGAATTGATAAATTGGAGGCAACAATAAAATGGAATGCGTTTTATGCAGACGTTTTGAAAAAATTTGCTGATCCGAGAAAAGCAATGAAGCTTCAAATTCGTAGTTCTTTAGAAACTCACGATTCTAACGGATTAGTTGCAGAGGTTCCATGTGTAGCTTATTTAACTGTTCAAACAAAGAATTTCCCTGCCGGAAATTATAAGCAACACGATAATATCGAAGCAACTTCTAAACTAACATGTACAGCCTACAAGCTGGAAATTGACGGAAATGAAGTTATTGATTACGATGCTTTGGCAAACATTTACTCAGTAGATGGAGTAGATATATTCGCTACTTACAGAGCGAATATAGGAGGTTAATAATTTAAAAGAAAGGAGAATTAAGCCGATACGTAATTGTATCGGTTATTTTTTGTTTTATATTAAAAATAATGTTTATATTTGCGTATAAAAAAAAATATAATTATGAAAATATTAGTGGGATGTGAGGAATCACAAGCGGTTACAATTGAGTTACGAAAATTAGGTCACGAAGCATATAGTTGTGATTTAATGCCGTGTTCAGGCGGACATCCTGAATGGCATATTCAAGGCGACGTATTGAAAGAAGCTTATAGTGGTAAGTATGATATGGGAATATTTTTCCCACCTTGCACATTTATGAGCCGAGCAGGAGCAAGATGGATGTACCCGACGGCAGGTAATTTATGTCCTGAAAGACTAAAAAAAGCAATGGATGCAAAAAATTTCTTCTTGAAATTAAAAAACGCACCAATTGATAAAATTTCATTAGAAAACCCATTGCCGTTAAAAGTCGTAGAACTGCCAAAAGAAAGCCAAACAATACAGCCATTTCAATTTGGACACCAATTTTCAAAAAGAACCTTGCTATGGCTTAAAAACCTACCTGAATTGAAACCTACTGATATTAAAGAAAATTACGTTCCTTATTTACCTAGTAATACGGGAGGAAAAAAACGAGGACAAAAAGCGACTTTTAAAAACATTAGCCAAATAGAAAGAAGTAAAACATTTCCAGGAATAGCTAAAGCAATGGCTGAACAATGGGCTGGAAAATCAGTTTAATTATTTTTAAACTCTGTGGTAATTTTTATATCGGTTTTTTTTATATATTTACGTTTTAAAATTAACTTAAAAATTTATCACATGGAAAAAGAAAATCCAACATTTGGAGAACAAAGAGTTCAAAGAAATTTTAATCCAAGCGCAAATCCAATAATTGAAGGATTAAAAGCAAAATACGCTGATTTAATTGACGATTTAGAAGCGCTAAAAGAAACAGGTAAGAACGGAAGATGTTTGTCTATTGCGCAAACTGAATTAGAAACTAGCTGTATGTACGCTGTAAAATCTTTATTCTCTTAATCATGGCAGGAAAAAACACATTACCAGCAAAAAATCCTACAACGCTTGAAGGCATTGCAGACAGAAACATTTATCAGGAATTTAAACTTCCAAGCGGTAAGAATTGCGTTATAAAACGATTCAAAGGGAAGCACGTTCAGCAAGCGCAACGCTTAATGAATTCAGATGGCTCCGATATGGCAGAATGCTTGGCTTCTATACTTGTGGAAATAGACGGAAAACCGGTATTTAAAGATGAATTTCAAGAAATGGACGGTGTGGATTATTTAAAAATAATGACACCGATTAACCAACTTTTTGTGTAACGCCAGAACAGTTAATGTTCTTGGCGTATTTCTCAGGAACACCGTTAAATATTTTATTTGAAATGGACGGAAATGACGTTCATTATTGGTTTGTTGAGGCTTTAAAAATGCACGAAAAAATGAACCCACAACCGGAATAACATAAAACCGCACCGATAACGGTTGCGGTTTTTTTATACACAATTAGTCATTTGAATTTAAAATATTTTTTTATAACATATTTAATAGAACTTAATTTTTCAATTTCTTTGTCCTGATGCATTATTATTCTTTCTTGTTCAGTTTTTGAATATTGAAGGCTTTTGTTTTTTATTTCTAATTTTTCACAAGCAACATCAACCGCTCTTAAGATACTGGAAGTTTCAATAAGTTTTGATTTCGTTTCTTGAAGTAATTTTGATACATCATCAGCTTTATTTGTTAATCTTAAATTTTCTGAGTAGCTTATTTTTAAGTTATTATTTAATATTTTGTTTTGATTTTCAATTGAGTCATATTGTTTTGATTTTTCTTCGACTAATTTATATTTTTTATTTAATCCTAAAACATTTAATTTAATTTCTCTTTTAAATCTATCACTCTCTAAATTTATTTTTTCTACACTTAAATTTAGTTCACAATTTTCTTTAGTCAATTCATCGTTAAGTAATTCAAGTTCTCTTACTTTTTTTTCTAACTTTGAATTATTATATTTTATCTTATTGTTACAAGTGATTAATTTTGAATTTTCAGTAAGCAGTGATTCTATAGATAATTTCATTTCAATATATTTTTAAATTAATAATACGCAAATATAAACATTAAATTTAAATAAACAACTATAATGGCTAAAAAAACATTTGAAGTTGCTTTACTCTTAACAGCCAAGGACGAAGCAACCCGTATTATCGCTGCTGCTGCTGCACGTCAACGCCAAATTATGGCAATGTCAGAACGTGGAGACCGTGCGTTTGCAACTGGCAGAACAGCTGGCGCAATCGGTTTAAGTATCGGGGCTGCTTTGGCTTTACCTTTGAAGGCCGCTGCTGATATGGAGAGTATGAATATTGCTTTGCAGTCCTCGTTTAAAGGTAACGTAGAAGCTGCAAGAAATTCTTATGCTGAATTGAATAAATTTGCAGCTGCAAACGGATTAATGAACGAAGAAGTAACTACTTCATTCATAAAACTTAAAAACCAAGGATTAGACCCGTCCACAAAGGCTTTAGAAGCTTATGGAAATATAGCTGCTTCTATGCCTGGTAAAAAAATTAATGACTTTACTGAAGCGGTATTGGATGCTGTAGTTAACGAAAACGAACGTTTGAAAGAGTTTGGTATAAAAGCAAAAACAAGCGGAGATTTCGTGAATTACACTTTTCAAGGAATGACTACTAGGGTGAAAAACAATTCCAAAGAAATTCAACAGTATTTTCAGTATATAGGAAATGTTAAATTTGCCGGAGCATTGAAAAATCAGTCAGAATCGGTAAACGGTATGTTAGCAACGCTGCATAACGACACCGTTATGACTGCTTCTAAAATAGGAACTACTTTGATACCTAGATTAAAAGAATTGTTCACACAAGTAACTCCTGTTATCGATAGAATTTCGGCATGGGTTGGCAAAAATCCAGAGTTAACGGGAACGATTTTAAAAGTTGCTACTGCTGCAATGGCTTTTAGTTTAGCAGTTTCGGTAATCGCCTTCACATTTGGAGGTTTATTTAAAGCAATATCAGCGGGAATGGCTATAATGAACGCTTACCGTACTTTAATGATTACCATCACGGCGG